ACACAGAGATGGTGACCACAGCTAAGCAACTGATCGAAGCCGTCAAGAGCGAGCGAGCGGCCGCTAAGGACCGAGCAGATCGCAGGTGGGCAGTGGCGCGCAGCCGCGGCGTATTCGTCACCGTGTGCGATGACTACGACGCCGTGATCAGCGAAGGCGACTACCACCGCGTTGAAGGCACGCTGACTCAAGCCAATGTCCTGCGTGAGCTCAAGGCTGCTCGCGACTACGTCAACGCCAAGGCCAACGACGGTTGGGTCAAGGTACGCGGCGAACTGCAGTTCTACCTGCAGGGTGGCATCGATGGAGCGGACAGTGTTCGTGACTACAACGATGGCTGCTACGAGCCGCTGGTTGAAGAATGGGCCGTACAAGTACCTAGCGAGTTGTTGTCTTAATAGCTCGGTTATGTGATAATGTCCCTGTTGAGTTAATAACCACCCGAAAAGGAGAACGACAAATGAAAACATACGCAACCAAGTCCAACGCCAAGCGTGCAGCAGTCGCCTACTACAGCAAGATGGTTAACGGCGCTCCTGTCGACCGCAACTCCCTGGTAGTCCGCGAAATCGACGGCAAGTATGTCGCTTTTGGTGAGCGCGACGCTTACCTGTTCGATAACTACGGCTACACTGAGTGTCCTCACTGTGGCATCCACCTCGACAATGGCGTCGGCGCGCACGGCGACGAAGTCAACGGCAACGCAGTCAAGCACGACAAGTACGAGTTCGAGTGCCTGGCATGTGGTGGTGAGTTCGGTCCTGAGATCGTCAAGCACGAAAACCGCAAGGCACCGTCGTCTACTACCAAGAACATGACGCTTCGTCCTAAGGCGCTGCGCGAGTTCGCCAACGGCGCTTCGGTGATCGAGGTGCGCGACACGTTCAACATCACGTACGGCAACGCACACTACTACTTCCGGGTGTTCAAAAAGGAGAACGCTGCCGCGGCAGCGTGATCCGTTGTTGCCTAAAACAGGGACATTATCGCAATGTCCCTGTTGAGTTAGTAACCACACACGAGGACACAGAGATGACCAACACCGACAGCGAAATCATGGAAACGGTCAAGATGCGCCGTAGGTGGGTGTTGTGATGGATATCGAACAACTGAAACGCGAGCTGCGCGAAGAAATCGAAGCTAGCACCGCCAAAGGCAACTGGTACGGTGCTAGCAACCTCGAAGGCCCTGCCAACTACGCGTACGGTCGTGCATCGTACGCCAAAGAGCTGCTGATTAAGCTGGAGTTACTCGAGCTGCCGCGTTTGTGATCGCTGTTGTCCCCAAAGTCACTTTATGTGATAATGTCTTTGTTGAGTTGATAAACACACACGAGGACACAGACATGGCACTTTCCACTACCACAGTTTACAAGATCACGGTTCACACTAAGGCAGGTCGCCGCTACGAGTTCGACGACGTGGTTCGCTCAGCTGAACTGTTCCTCGAGCATCGCGGCGTTAACGGTACTAGCTTCGACGAGTACGACTGGGTTCACACCAGCGATGCTGAGCGAATTTACAGTGTACTGCGCCGCGACGTTACCAACACTACAGCTCTGTACTATGTGTTCGGAGGCGACCGCGACCTGATCGCCAAGTTCGCAGCCCACCTTACGAGCTGCGTGTGCTGCTCATATCTCAAGGCCGCGTGAGCGGTCTTTGTTGAGTTGATAACCACCCCGAGGATTGAGACATGAGCACAGAGATTGAGAACGTGGTTCGTGACGATCGATGGAACGAATCCCCGATCGCATTGACCCAGTTCGGCGGCGCCAGTCGCGGGCTGATGGTTCAAGTCACGATGCGCAACACCGATGGTCGTACTGGGTTTGTCCAGTTAACCAAAGGCGAAGCTGTCCGCCTTGCTAACCGGCTGACGGAATGGGCGAACGGACACGCTGTTATGGGAGATGGTTGCAATGAACAGTGATCAATATGATGCGGCGCTTGAATACGTCAACCGCCAGTCCAAGATGGTACGAGACGCCAAGAGACGTCAGCAAGGCGACATGGCTCACATTGTTGAGCGCGAAGCCAAACTCAAGGACCACCTCGCTCGCATGCCGGCCATCAGGTACACGTATGTGCGTGAGTTAGGCGGCAACCATCACAAGGTTGAGATCTACCACGGTTACAGCTGTGTGCGAGGGTTGATCGGTCCTGCGACAATGACCAAGCGCGATCCACGCGCGAGGCGGGCGTCAGCCAACCTCAAGATCACATCACTGCAGCGCCGGTTGCTCAAGCAGTTGATGAGGCAAAAACAAGACATGATAATTGACGGCTTTGGCCGTCTGCATATGCGATGAAATATCCACACCGATGCAAGGACTGCGGCAAGCACTTCGTGCTAAGACAGCCAGAGGGTCATTATACACGTAAGCGTAAGTGTCCCAACTGTCGGTCGAGTCGTATTAGATTCGACCTGTACGAGCTAAACCGCAGACTCGCCAGGCGCAAGCACACGTGCTTTTGTAATGGCGTTGGGTTTCCTCATCGCCCTGCATCAACACCATTTTGCGTTGAGCATCCAACCGGCCCGGACGATGATGATTGGGCTCAACTTTACGGACACAAACCAAGCTGGGGATGACCAAAATGGACAAGTACACTAATCAAGAGCTGCGCGACATGACTGCACTGGTGCGTCAAGCTCGCAACAACGCACCGCCACAGCAGTACATGCAGTTCGTGGTGACGCTCGCTAACGCAACACGCATTGATCCAAAAGAACTCGATCGTAGGATCGTACAAGGAGACTTACCGTGGATGAGGTAGAAGATAACGCAATACTTGAGTACAACAAGCAGCGTCAAAAGCTGTGGCGTCAAGTGTACAGCGCCGCCATTAACGAACACGGACCTGTGACCAGCAGCAAAAAAGCCGACGACGCTGTACGCATGATGGACAGTCAGTTTGTTGACGACTACAGCGGGCGAATCTTCATATTCGGATCGTAACATGATCATCACAACACCAGCGATAGCATGATCGCTGGTGATTTTGTACCATCTCGCGCCGCAATCAAGCAAACCGACACCACTGCAGCTGTGTATACCGTGATCCTCCGGTCGTATTGGTAGTGATCTCAAATCCAATAGCCGCATAAAACGTGGGACCGAGGTCGATTTGCCCCCGGTCTCAACGACCAACTTCACTCGTTGAACTTACGCAAAACACGAGCTCGTCGCCCCATTTTCACATGTTTTTCCACTAAAGTCAACAAGTTACCGTGTTGCCAACCCAATGTCACCATAGTATAATGAAAGGTTATGCGGTTTCGCCCCGGGGTTAGACAAACGAGATACGGCTCTATGATTGTCACATATATCTTACCCGCATAAAACGTGGTGGTCAACGGCTATCATGGTGTATACTAGCGACGAGGTCGATTTTGCCCCGGGGTTAGACTCCTGGTGGTTGAAATCCCCCATTAGCCGTGGTACGTTGGTCACCAATGTACACAGACAACAGATATCAATCCAGCATTGAGACGACCGGAGCAGCATACAATGAGTGAAGTAACACCGGACAAATACATCAGTGACGACGACAAAGATGCAGAGATCCGCAGATTACGTGCAGCTTTAGATGTCATGACGTTCCATGTAGATCAGGCACTACTAAATGCGACAGATAGTAGTGTTTGTAGGCGGCATTTACGTCTAGCACTGTCTACATGTATCACAAAATTAGTAGATCGTAGCTAATAAAAACACGATCCCAACCACGATTTCGCGTTTTCAGATCATTGATTTTCAGGGACCAAACTGGATGATACCCGGGACAATTTAGACGATAACGTTGTGTTTGTTCGCACAAAACGTAGGCGGATACGTGTTAACTACGCAATTGCAGTTTGTTCCCTACTTGTGTTTTGGAATCTATAACGTGGCCTATCCAGTGTGGCAGTCAGATGACATTGTCGCTAGGTTTATATTGACCATAGTGTTGTGTTGAGCTGCGGGTCAAGTACCTGGATGGTGCGTTGGTATGATTGATTATAAATTGCCCAAAGGGGCTCGCGTTTTGTTGACACAAGAGCGGCAAGTTAATATTTGAACGACAAAGCGGCGGATCAACAACATACGGGCGACGACATTATTCGACCGAAGGCAGGCAAGGACGGTATCTACATGACGATACAACAAGAACAACGTAGGTGGCGAATCAACACAGCGTGGGGGTTCGTTATGATGTATGGTTTGATCGCGTGGGCGGCGTGGGATGTGAGGTGGGTGTCTGTATTGGGTGATGTTGCGCCGTGGAAGCGTTTACTAGGGCTCGTAGTGTTCGTCATATTAACAGGTGTGGCGAGCGTCATTGTTGAGGGGTTGAGGATTGTGTTTTTTGATGGAGAACTTGATCAACGAGATGGTTGAAAAACAAGCGGCGGTCGACGTGGTCGTATAGATCGTCGTCGCGCGCGGGGATGGGAAAGTGTCCTTGTTCGATTTTCGCACGTGCAATCGATGAAATGATCAGCGCGAACGTACGTAGTTCGCTATCGGCGATGGTCGCCCTGAATCTGGTTTGATCGAGATTGGCAAGTTGAGCCGCGTGATCGAACGTATACCCTGCCGCAACCCAATGTAACCAATCAACGAGATCATCGTGTGAATATGGTTTCATCATGGTACTTATTAATGTGTAATTGAGGGGAGTGTTAATGACGTTGCGGGGATTGTTTGCAATGACGACGAATAAATACGGTAATGGTGATCGTTAGCAGTCCCCAACGCAAGTACATTAATCGGTTTGCGGTGTCATGTGCAAACGAGTTGGGCATTGCCAAGAGATCGACGATGGTGATCGTTCGTCAGGTTCGATCAATACCATCAAAAGATGACGATGATCATTATGTCGGTTTGTGTGATTATTGTGCAAACACCGACATTGTGACGATCAAGCTTGCCACGCATCAAGGCGACGGTAAGCGAATCGCACGTCAACAAATCCTACAAACGCTAGCACATGAGATGATTCATGCCAAACAGTACATCAAACGCCAAATGGTAGATCTGCCAGACCATGACGATGGAAGGTGGAGAGTGAGATGGGGGCGAAAGGTGTACTGTGACAATCCAAACAGGCTGCCTCCATGGGAGTTGGAAGCGTATCGTGACGAAAAGGCACTGTACGAGTCGTGTTATAATAAATAGCCATTAAACCAATTGATTACTGGGACCATTGATGGCACGTGGCAAGAGTGCGAAAGCTCTCGCAGCAGAACAGGCAGCTTTTCGCGAACTCAATCGTAGAATTACAGCAAAGCCAGTCGTTCGCCCCAAAGGGCATGACGAAGGATTCCCCGACTTTGCTGTGCGTATTGAGTTGAGTGATGGGTTCGTGATCGATTGTCATTTTGAGTACAAGATGGACGATCGTGCTCAGCATGGTGGCATGCGCGACTGGCGGTTCGATGGGTCATCATTCTCATCCAACGAGCCCAACAACGAGCATAAGAATGAGCTGCTCGCTATCATGAACGGCACCCGTGTTGCTAAGACCAATGGCAAACGTCTGCTCAAAGACCTACGCACATACGTGTCTCCTAAGATCAAGCATTTGTACGGCGGATCGTTCACCGTAATACGTGACATGAAAGAGCGTAATATCAAAGCCAAAGCATTCGCTGAGGCAACAGACAACTTCACAGTGGCGTACATCAATAATACCAACAACGGCGCCAATCTAATCAAGCACTACAAGACCAAGTTCCGCAACAATCTGCACGGCGGAGCCAACGCAAGTGTATTGATACTAATGATTGCAAACCGAATGTGGATTATCGACAGCGATCGTCCTGTTTCACCCAAACACAAAAAGGAGCTCGCATCGGTATTCGGTACCGAGCGGATAGATTCGATTCCACCAATCAAAGCCCAGTTAGAAGTTCGCGTGTCACCCAAATACATCGACCAGCCAACACCAACGACGCTCGACATGGTAGCCAACTATCGATTTACCCAACGGTTACAAGGCGGTACGGTTGTCATATGATCGATGAAGCAATGACGTTGGCTCAACGACGTGCGCGTTCTCGTCAGATGAAACGTCTTGCACCCCGTATCAAGCAAGCGCGAAAACGTGCTATGCGTAAAGGCGCCTCCAATCAAGTAATAATGAGGCGAGCAAAGAGACAAGCTCGCCAACTGATGTTCGATCGCCTGGCTCGCAAGGACAAGGGCGACATGACGTATGAAAGACGTGCTAACATCGAGAAGCGCCTCGACAAGATGCAAGACCGAATTGACAGGCTTGCACGCAAATTGATACATAAAGTTAGGAAAGATCAACGCGATAGGCTTAGTAGACGGTCATGACAAGACTACCATCGTTCTGTAGATTTATTACAGAAGACAAATCGACAACGTACATCGCTTTGATGCGTGGCAACCCGCCAACGTATGCACACGGCATGGCGATGGACCAGTTAAAAGAAATGGCACGCGACCAACGCTATCTGATAATGTTGTCGCGTGATGGCGACGACAATGCGCTGCCATACAAGACTCGTCTCAAAGAGATGCGTAAAGCATTTCCCCGTCACGCTCGCAACATCATGGAAACCCCCCAAGGCGTGTCGTCTTTGGTCGAAGTTGCTAAGTGGGTTAACGAACGAACCAACGACAATCTTGTCGTATTGACGAACAACAATGACGTTGACGTAACACGTCAAGCGCTACAGTCATGTCTGGCTGAAGGAACGATGCAATTCAATGCCGTTGCGGTTGAGAGTGCAGCAGTCGATTACGATGATGACATACAGCTAGTCAATGCTCGTAACAACGACTTTACAGCTTTTAGCCAAAACGCTCCAACGTCAATGACGACAGAAGACACCAAGGCAATGTTTGTCGCTGTTCGCGATTCGCTAGGCTTGACACATCACTCGTTTGCCAACCATGTACAACTCAAGCCTGTGTCCGAGACACGAGAGCAGTATGTACGTGGTGAGCTATTTGACGTTGGTGATCGGGTGATACTATCCAAGTTACAAATCGAAGGAACGATCACACATCTTGGTGCCAATTTTGTCACTGTAGATGACGATCGAGGCAACAGCCACAGAGCATGGCTAGAGGATGTTGAAGAGGCTACGGCAGTTGACAACAAACGACCGCAGACACCAGTCGACAAAATGCGTGATCGTATAGAGAATGAGAAGTCCAAAGACAATGCTCGCTATGATCGTATGATGGACCTTGCTCGTCTTCGCGCCGCGCGTAAGCGAAACGCACGTACGCGTCCTAAGAAAGCTGCAGTGTATAGATCACCGAGTGTCAAATGATCACGTTTAAGCGATTTTTCAGTGAAAAACTCAAGGTGTCCGATGGTCCCGGCGAGTGGGTTCGCGACTTCCGTAAATCTGATGCGCCACAATTCAAGGGCAAGTCCAAAAAGAAAAAGCAGCAGATGGCAATTGCTGCATACCTATCAAAGAGAGATAATAACAAATGAAACCTCTATCACTAGTCATCGATGAGAATCTTGGCACTGCCGTTAAGCGCATGGAAAAGAAACGACAAAGTGCTATCAAGCGTGCGCAGCGTTTGATGAAGCGAACGGGTTGTTCGGCCGAGAAGGCTGGCCGTGAATGTGATCTGTTGCCTGGCGACATTGAGAAACTCAAACAAACCTACGAAAACATCGATGAGTCGCGTTCTTCCGATCGTGGATATCCACACGATGCGCGCTCGATGAAAAAGATGGATCAGAAACACATCACACGCCATCTGCAGAACTATGGGTACAGCAAACGCAATCTCCCTCACCTTGCGCAGCGCCTCACTAAGATCCATGGCAAGGAGCACATTGCACGTGGCAATGACATTTACGTGCGGGAGGGATATGACGACGGGGGTGCTGGCGACTATGAGACGATGAAGGGTGACGTCAAGACAATGAGTGCTTACTCATTCCGCAACAAACACGGCATGAGTAAACACTCGTTCAAGAAGGCTGACAAAGAACACAACAGCGACCCACGCAAAGGCAAGTACGGTAACTACCTCAGTACGATGAAGCGCGAAAGCAACGACCTCGAATGGTACAGCGACAAGGACAAGTACTACGATAAAAGTGGTACTATGAAAGTACGCGCTGGCGCCAAGCGTCTAAGTAAGCCCAAGAGACGCGATTACGATACGCGACAGTATCCAAATGGCTTTGGCCCTACCAAAGCGAGGGTGAGAGAACAGGATCGCATGCGCAACCGACAACATGTCAAAGAATACAGTGACAATCCTGAGTTTAATGACGACATTAAGCCTGGCAATGTTGAGCTAGGCAATCGTCGTGTTAAGCGAGCGATCATCGACGATGTACGCTCTGCAGATAAGAAACCCGAAAAGTACATTGGTCCTGATGGCAAGCCCCGTATCCGCATGGTTCCTGTCGATCGCACCGTTGTCAAGTCGGAGAACTGATATGTTCGACATAAGAGACCAACCTCAGTCCGATTACTATTGTGGGTCGTACCTATATCGTTGGTATGGGCGCACAGCCGATCAGCCCAAGCGATGGAGTCGGTATCCATTCGACGTTGATGTCGAAGTTCTGGTGAATCAAGGTTGGAAGTTGGTGCTGGATGATGGCGATGAGTATCCTCTTTATACTCATCAACATGTTTTCATTCCAAAGGGAACAGGGTATCGTCTTGTACGTAGCTCCCCTGACGGGGAGCTTCTCGTTAAAATTGATGGAGGAGTGTCAACAAATGCTCGTACAAGCCCCAAACCACACGTCCAACAACAAAGTAACAGCGCGCAAGACGAATCCCGTTACGAGCTCGCGCACTGACGATCACATTGTGATGCAGTTGCGCAAAGCACAAGATCTCGAGGGGGAGATGGATATTCGTGTTGCATTCAATAAAACTGTTCGCTTGCCGCTCGCACGTATCGACCGTCTTCTAGCGGTACATGATGTACTGAAACCAGTAGATAAGCGCGCGTTTCGCGTCCTACTGCTACGAAAACTACGCATGGCAACGTAATCTATATGGGGTCATTAATCGCACAAGGCGCACGTGCCTTAGCAATTCCAGTAGTTGCTGGAATTGCTCTGTGGCTTGGGTACTGGTATGTCACCGGATTACAGCAAGACAACAGCGCTTTGCAAGCAGCTAAAGCTGAACTCGAAGCAGCACAAATGGCCAACGCAGCCACTATCGACGAGTTGCTGCGCGATCGCCAACAGCAGGCAGAAAACGAACGTCTGCTCAAACGACAGCTCGCCAACGCGTCTACATACAATGATCAACTCGCCGCCAAGCTACAGCGTCACGACTTAACGCGTCTTGCGGCAGCCAAACCACAGCTGATCGAGAATCGTATTAATGCAGCAACACTACAAGTTTTTGAAGAGATTAGTGCTATCACTGTTACTGACGATTCCGCTGATAAACACTAGCGGTTGTCAAAGTGGAGCATTGGATGTAGTGCAGACGCAGTACGTAGTTCCTCTACTCACTATCCAGGATCGTCCTCCTCCGATCACACTTGACCCCGTTACCTTTTATACTGTCACAGATAGTAACAAGGCACAGTTTGAACAGCGATTTCGCGATAACAACGGCGGGGAATACACATTTGTCGCTCTGTCAATAGTGGATTATGAAACACTCGCGCTTAACATCGGCAAAATGCGCCAATACATCGAACAGCAACAGGCTGTGATTGAGTATTACGAAAGGCTGATCAAAGCCGTTGAGGTCGACTAGACGCCTAATCATAAATACTCTAACAATAATAACATGGTGCCATACAAGTCCAATCTCGACCGCCGTCTGGAAGAAATGGATCATCGTATCAATAAGTACATGGCCAAAATCGATATACTCGAGCGTCGTGTGTTGGACAACGAAGCAATTCGTGCCGCCGCTATGAGAATTTTTTGGGTTATTGTAACAGCCGCCATCACTGTTGCGATAAGTAACTTTTTTACCTGGGATTTTGCAGCCGCTGCTGCCCCGTTTGGAGACTTTCTACAATGACAGATAACAGCAAGATCATTGACGCATACCGTCAGGTGATCGAACAACCGATCGATGAGGCCAGCGATCCTACCGGTATCAAGGTTCATCACAAATCTAAGGATGGTAAGGACAAAGAAACCATCGTGTTCACAGCGAACGATGCTAAGCGTTTCCACCGTCAAGTTAAATCTCAAGGCGGCCAAATCACTGGTCACACGCTAATGCATGGCACAAAGCCTGGTAAGTACCGCGCATACAAAGAGGATGTTGATCTCGAAGCTATCGAAGAGCAGCTTGCACCAGCTACACCGATGCGTGAAGCCCTATTGCAGATGTGGAGCGAAGCGTCTCGTGACGACCACATCAAAGGTGCAACAGCACCCGAAGACGTCAACGATCGCTATAGCGAGCGTACCAAGCAGATGTTCAAGGATCATGAACCCAAGGTTGTTGTTGATCCTCAAAAGGGGGTCGACGACGTGGCTGCAGCTGGTCGTGCCACCAGTATTACGACTAGTCGTCACAACAACAAGTAACGGAGATCGTTATGGATAGTGTCAATATGGGGTGGTTACAGATATTACTCGTAGCCATGGTACTAGGGGCTTTATGGCTAGCGGTACGTATGGAAGACGATGAAGACGATGAAGACGATGGCATTGAGACGACAGCCATCCAAGATGTCACTCCAACATCTACCACAGTTGACGTTGATCAGTACAAAGACTTCGAGGCCAAGCTGCGCAGACGAACCAAAAAACAAATCGAAGAGCTAGCTCGTCTTCACTACAACGTCGAGCTCGATCGCCGCAAAACAAAAACCAACATGATTAAAGATCTCGTGACAGCAGTTAGTGGTGATGACGCAACCAACCATAAATGATTCTAACTTTGAAATAATTGCGGCCAAACTGTATAGCAATCCAAAATGTATTGATGCACAAGAATTCTATCAGGACCTCAACAGGTTCAAATACATCAAAAAGCTAGTCAACCGCTATCAGCAATCTGGCATACTTACACCACAGTCAGTTCGATTGATACTTAATCACCTGACCATCGTGTTTAATTCTTTTTCGATGCCAGGAGGCGTAGCGATGCTACGTCATAAAATGACCGATGAGCACATGACGATCATCAAGCCCTTTTTAGTGTATTTGAAGGCAATCCAAGTTACTGATATGACCGACATCGACATGGATCCTATTGTCGTTGAGGCACTACGAGAAATTAGGAATCAATAATGTCAATACTAACGCGTGCGGGCGACCTCGTATACACGTTTAGATTTCTCAAGCTGCTCGTAACACCATTTGTAGAAACGCAGGCGTATCAGCTTGGTATCATCGATGGGGATGGTAACAAGCGCAGAGACTATCCAATGAACTCTGCGCAGGCTAGGTCAGACTACCGCACTCATTACTCACCATTCCACCGTTTGGTGTTCAACATAAAACAACTGATCAACGCAACCTCCTTAGGTGCTCGCCGTACAGCATCATACGCAAGCGCGTTGTATTTGATCAAAGAGCGTTACGGCGTTGATCTTAAATATATTCAAGACAACGGCGTGAGTTTTGATCTCGAACGACCGTTGCGGGAGAGTTCCGATCCGATAATTCCGGGGCGATTGTACCGAATATCAGCGGATTTGACGGCGTTTGACACTAATGGTGGGCTGCAGGTACCACAAGACAGTGTAGTGCATCTTGAAAGGGAATTACCTTGTGTACTTGGTATTGCCATGGTCGAATGCACCGACCAACAAACCGGTAGAACTTTTGCCATTCCTCGTGATATACTATCGGGTATAGTAGAAGACGCTCCTGCTGTAAATACAGCATCAGTCGGCGTGACTGCTAGTGACGTGAGTAACATCGGTCCACGTAACAAGCGTAATCGATATCCTGTTACTCGTCGCTACATCGAAGTACTTGGAAGACGCAGAAAGCAGATTCGTTAGTGCAACACTAACTTGGCTCTTCCACAACCCTAATTTTTACATTGGCGGGGATCCCTGCCGTTAAAATCCAGTAAAGAGTGCGTATATGTCAAAACAACAGTACCTTGGAATCGCCATCGATTACACTCGCGATTCACTTTTCGATCCTCTTGGGCTTCAGAGGATACGAGAGAGTTATATGAAAGATGACGAGATGTCCCCCCAACAACGTTTCGCCTTCGTATGCAAACAGTTCGCAACAGATGACGAACATGCCCAACGACTGTATGAGTACACCAGCAAGCACTGGCTGTCCCTTTCTACACCAATTCTTTCTTTCGGACGATCTTCAAAAGGACTGCCGATTTCGTGCTTTCTCAACTATATCGACGATACAGCCGAAGACCTAGTAGACAATCTATCTGAGACCAACTGGCTGTCAATGAGCGGCGGCGGTGTTGGTATCGGTCTTGGGATACGAGCAAGCGATGACAAGTCAACAGGAGTGATGCCTCACCTCAAGACGTACGATGCCTCATCGCTTGCGTATCGTCAAGGCAAAACACGTCGAGGGTCATATGCGGCTTACCTCGACATCTCTCATCCAGACATCATGTTGTTCCTCGAGATGAGAAAACCAACAGGCGATCAAAACATTCGATGCCTTAACCTGCACCATGGTGTCAACATTACAGACAGTTTCATGCAGATCATTCAGCGATGCATGAAAGATGGTGATGCCGATGATGGGTGGAACCTACGAGACCCACACAGCGGCGAAGTAAGAGAGACAGTTAGCGCCAAGGCATTGTGGCAACGAATCCTAGAGCTGCGTATGGAGACAGGTGAGCCGTTCCTCCATTTCATTGACACTAGCAACAAAGCACTGCCTAAGCACCTTGCTGACCTTGGGCTGAAAATTCACCAGTCTAACTTATGCAGTGAGATCATCCTACCAACCAGCAGCGAACGCACTGCCGTGTGCTGTCTTTCTTCTCTCAACCTTGAGTACTACGATGCGTGGAGTCGCGATCCAATGTTCCTCCGTGACGTTGCTGAGATGCTAGATAATGTGCTGCAGTTCTTTATCGACAATGCACCCGAACCGATAGCACGAGCCAGATTCTCTGCGATGCGGGAGAGATCAATAGGGATTGGTGCACTTGGTTTTCATGCTTACCTGCAGCGCAAAGGAATTGCGTTTGAAGGCGTGATGGCCAAGAGTGCCAACAATCGCATGTTCAAACATATACGTACACGTCTCGATGAAGTCAATCTCGAGCTCGGAAAGATAAGAGGTGAAGCACCAGATGCAGTCGGAACTGGACTTCGATTCAGCCACCTTATGGCTGTGGCTCCTAACGCCAGCAGTTCAATTATCATGGGCAACACATCACCCTCCGTTGAGCCATACCGAGCTAATGCTTATCGGCAAGACACATTATCAGGTGCATACCTCAACAAAAACAGATACCTAGATGCTATAATTAAAAAAATGGCACAAGACAAGCCCGCAGGTTGGTATGACGATACGTGGAGCTCGATCATTGCCAACGATGGTTCGATCCAGCACATCAACTCATTCGACGAGCAAACCAAATACGTATTCAAAACAGCGATGGAGATCGATCAGCGATGGGTAATAGAACACGCAAGCGATCGACAACAGTACATTGATCAAGCGCAGTCGATCAATCTGTTCTTCCGACCCAACGTCAACATTACATACCTCCATGCAATCCACTTTATGGCTTGGACCTCAGGATTGAAAACTCTGTACTATTGTCGCAGTGAGAAACTCGGCAAGGCAGACCGCGTAGCCAATCGTATCGAGCGTCAGGTAATTAAAGAGCTGGATTTAACGGCAGTTGCAGAAGGCGAGGAGTGTTTAGCGTGTCAGGGTTAGAAATATCATCAAACATGAAAGATCCATCTTTCTTTGACAACAAGTGGAGAACTAATAATGGCGAGTAAGTTGACTGACCCTCGAACATACTTCAAGCCGTTCAACTATCCATGGTGTTATGACACGTGGTTAAAGCACGAGCAGTCTCATTGGCTCCACTCTGAGGTCCCGATGGCTGAGGATATAAAGGACTGGACGTCGAAGCTAACGCAAGAAGAGAAGTCGTTCCTCACCAATATCTTTCGGTTCTTCACTCAAGGCGACATTGATGTATCAGAAGGATACGTCACTAACTACATTCCGTATTTTCCACAACCAGAGGTACGGATGATGTTGCTTGGCTTTGCAGCGAGAGAGGCTCTTCACGTTGCGGCGTACTCACACCTAATCGAAACACTGGGGATGCCAGAGTCAACGTACAACGAATTTCTTGAGTACGAAGCTATGGCCGACAAGCATCAGTACTTCATGGACCTATCCATGACAAATGGAACGCGAGAATCCGTTGCAACCAACATTGCGGCATTTTCTGCTTTCACTGAGGGGATGCAACTGTTCTCTTCTTTCATCATGCTGCTCAACTTTCCACGCCACGGTAAGATGAAGGGTATGGGTCAGATCGTCACGTGGTCGATCGTTGATGAGACCATGCACTGTGAAGGAATGATTAAACTGTTCCGCCAGTACATCGAGGAGAATCTCGACATTTGGAACGATGACCTCAAAAAGCAAATCTATCAGATAGCTGAGGACATGGTAGCTCTCGAAGATAAGTTTATCGACCTCGCGTTTGCGATGGGGCCTATGGACGATCTCAATAGTGAAGACGTCAAAAAGTATATCAGATACATAGCTGACCGCAGATTAATAAGTCTTGGTCTCAAAGGAATCTTCAAAGTGAAACGTAACCCACTGCCATGGGTCGAGGAGATGATAAACGCTCCAACACACACAAACTTTTTCGAAAACAGAGCGACAGATTATGCACGTGGAGCATTGAGTGGTGACTGGACTGATGTATGGGGTAAGGCGTCATGAACGACGACTACATATACAAGGTTGAATGCACCATGTGTGACTCGATAACAGTGGTGACCTGTGACGTTGATGAACGTCCAGGATTCTGTTGCATGTGTGGAGATCAGGTAGAAGACGATAATGTGGTACTACAACGGGGAGATGTTTGACCCCCTCTATGAAGATCTTGCTCGGTGGGCTGGATTCGTTTATCTGGTCACCAACACAGACACCCAACAGAAATACATTGGTAAAAAGACGTTTCACCGTCAGACATGGCTCCCGGCCAATAAAAGTCGCAAGCGACGCAAAAAGGTACTGCGGGAGTCCGACTGGCGATCATACGCTGGTTCCAGTCCTGAGGTACTACAACTGGTTGAGGACCACGGCGTACGGCTATTTGACAGGAAAATTCTTCACTTATGCGAAAGTAAAGGGATGATGTCGTATCTGGAAGCCAAAGAACAATTCGATAGGGACGTGCTGCTAGATGACACGTATTATAATGCAATCATTCAATGCCGCATTCATCGCAGACACGTCATTTCTTCTAAATAGCCCCATATGTAATAGTATTTGATAAGGAACACTAATGATTACTGCAAACCAACCCACTCGTAGTCTTGAATTGTACGAAGTCATTGACATGGTCGACAAAGAGAGATCGAGGCCAAAGAAAGTGAAAATACTGCAGCAACACAACAGTGTTCCTCTTCAAGACTACCTACGATGCGTATTCGACGATCGGGTGCAGTTTCTTCTCCCCGACACGCCACCACCATACACACCAAACAAAGAGGAGTCGGCGCCAAGCTCATGGCGCCGTCAGAACACAAAGCTTCAGTATCTGGTCAAGGGCCCTGGCAACAAAGTACAGCAGATTAAACGCGAGTCGATATTCATTCAAATGCTCGAAGCGGTCCACCCCAAAGATGCCAAACTGCTGTGTGAAATGGTCAACAAGAGAACACCAGCTCGTGGTCTCACTAAGAAGCTTGTCCAGGAGGCTTTCCCTGACCTCATTTCGTAACATTTCCTTCTGTACCGAATTCGATGAACGCCAGTACTCGCGAGGGTCTGGCGTTTTGTCGTTTTACCCAGCCACACAGGAGACATTTATGGTCTACGCTCAAGTCAATCAACTTCAACGCGATATCAAGGAGACGAAGCATTACGTCGCACGTCTGCGAAAGCAAGGACGTGGCGATTTGGCTTATAAGATGGCTCGTAAACAACAATACCTCCAGGGGTTTATCGACCACCAAACAAAACATTAAATAAGGCAGGTGATCAAAAGGTATCTACTGGCCCGGCATCACGCCGGGCCTTTTATTTCACATCGGAGAACATAATGCCGCTATACACATTGAAGAACAAACAGACACAGCAAGTCCACGAGATGCTGATATCATATGAAGCGAAGGTTAATATGCTAGACACGGGCGAGTGGGAGGAAATCATCGGGTCTCCGATGATCGTTGCAGGTCAGGGGTCGACTATCGCCAAGACGTCTGATGGATACAAAGATTTGCTCAAAAACATCAAGAAGCACAGTGGGCGAGATAACACGATAAATGTCTAACAACAACGTCAAGCACATCAAAATTGATCATTTGCTGACATTTCAACCATTGACTAACGCCCAACAAACAGCCTATGAGGCTTGGTCCAAAGGAGACAACCTAGTACTCGACGGTTCGGCAGGCACCGGCAAGACTTTCGTTGCATTGTATAAGGCCTTGGAAGTTGCGTTGAATCGTAGTACAATACCCGATCGTGTAGTGATACTACGCAGTACTGTCCCGTGTCGCAATATGGGGTTCTTACCAGGCACAGAAGAAGAGAAACTTGATCCGTACATCGAACCGTACCGAGCTATATGTCGTGAGCTTTTCGACCATAGCACAGCGTACGATGTATTGGAATCGGTAGGACGTATTGAGTTCCACAGCACGTCATTTTTACGTGGGATCACATTTGGCGATGCGGTAGTGATTTGCGATGAGATCCAAAACATGACTGGGGAAGAACTGGATACGTGTTTCACGCGTTTCGGTAACAACACCCGTTTCATTCTGTGCGGCGACTATGAACAGAGTGACCTTAAAGGGAAAGATAAGCAAGGCATCATCGATTTCCTCAAGATCATGTCGTTGATTAATAACACCACCACTGTGTCTTTTGGTATCCATGATATTGTGCGTGGTCCTTTAGTGAGAGATTATCTCGTGTGCAAGAAGATGCTACGAGAAAACGGCGAAATACGGGCAGAATGGTAATGTTCAATTATTGTGTAAAGGTCATACTCGAGTACGAAGGCGGATTCGTTAACCATCCTGACGATCCCGGCGCCGCAACTAACATGGGGATCACTACTAAAACTTTGTCGCGGTGGCTACGGCGGCCTGCGACAGAAGACGACATACGCAACTTAAATGTTGGTACCGCTAAGGTAATCTACCAAGAGTACTATTGGAACCCCATTGATGGGCACAACTTGCCACCTGGTGTTAACCTTGTTGTGTTTGACATGGCCGTCAACGCAGGAGTAACGAGAGCTATCAAAATGCTGCAAGAGTGTGTTGGAGTCACTGTCGATGGTATCATTGGCCCCAACACCCTAGCTGCCGTTACAAACCACGGATGGGGGTCTCTTATAGATAGATATTCCGATTTAAGGTTGGAAGTGCGCTCAGGCAGCCAAACGTATGTTGTAAATGTAAGTGAAGCTCGGCGATAGTGACGGTACAATAACAATACCAACGACCTCAGGTCCTCGTCATTTCCGTGGTAATCTAAGCTCTAATGAAGTACAGATCGATCTCAGCAAGTTTGTTGAGATGCTGGAGAATGAGAAGAGACTAGAAGAACGAATTCGAGTACTCGAAGAGGAGCAGGGTCGACGTACATACAAGTGGATTGAAGTAGCCAAGGTGGTAGACGCTTGGCGTGTCATTCCTCGTGCGCTGATGGCAGTATACATATACGTGTTCCTCAATAGTATTGAATGGTTTACTTCTCTTGGCGATCCAACAACACAACAAGCGTCGCTAATCAGCGTTGTGGTTGGGGCGGGAAGTGCGTGGTACGCAGCTTACGTTGCTACAGGCGGCAACAAAAACAACAAAGGTTAGTTATGAAGCGATTGATTTATCAGGTGTCGATCGGACAGGGATCGGCTCTATACGACCACTGCATTGCATCTGTTGGGTGCTACTGTGATGCTCATGGATTTGATCATATAGTACAAACCACCCCCAAGCTATGGATCCGACCGGATCCGTTCACAAGCAACCGCAGTAAAGAATGTCTGTCCCGTCCTTTACCTCTTCCAATCTTCGAGAAAGAGAACGCGTTTCGTAAACTACAGCCGCATGCAGTATACTTCGCTGGTTAATGAAGGCAGCTACACTCGCGATAATCAAAACGGCATCCACTTTAGAAACATGGGTGTGATGGTGTTCAACAAATCTCTCAAGCAGTACCTTAAAGGGCAGACGCCATTGCAATTTATTCAGCGGCCTGAGTTCAAACGGTTTGTTGATGGGGAAGGTGCTTGGAAGTGGTCGACAGATCAAACGTTGTTGAACCACTGGCTGGCAACGACAGACATCAAGGTGGTCGATCTCGATTGGAGGTTCAACGCTTTGTTTACTGCGGTTGAAGATCAGTATTTGAAGCAGGCCTATTTCATACACTTCTTCTTAAAGGACAAACTGCCCAACAGAGGAGAAGACGTCCCTCAATTGATGGCAAAGGTTCAGCAACTCATATCATGATCAAAAAACTTTTCATACATATCCCCAAATGCGCAGGAATGACGATTCGACGCAGTCCGCAGCTAGCGGACAAAATCATTATCGCTAGTGCTAACAACCACAAGTCTACTGCGTATAGTCAAGCTGTGCTGCAGCATATGAAGTCGATCGGCGATCACCATGGGTTTGAACACGCACGGTGGCGTGACCTCAAGCCGTCGATACAGAATGGCTACAATGCATTTGCGGTAGCTCGCAATCCTTGGGATAGAGTGGCATCACGTTACTTTTTTGCAAAGAAAGTGATCGAAGTCGAAAAGAAAGAACCAGTTGGTAAGCATTGCATCGACAGCTTCGAGTCGTTCCTTGAAGAACGATTTGAATGGGGCGGCATGGAATATATGTGGCATCGAGCCATTCGGGGATGGTTTCCAGCTGTCGATCACGTGTGCGACATCAATGGCAATCTCAGGTGTGACATGCTGCGTTTTGAGAACCTTAACAACGATTTGTGTCGCTACTTCAACCTTTCTGGCATGTCACGAGCGCGTAACGTCACAGGCCTCAATAAGGGGTCATACATGGACATTTACACCCCCGAGACGATTCAAATCGTCGCTGACTGGTACAAAGCGGACATTGATATGTGGGGGTATGATTTTGATACAGGCGCACAACGAAACTACTGGGGGTATGTACAATGATGTTCGGTAGAGGGGTCAACAAAGACTCCAAACACATAATGCATTTGATTAAGCCCGGCACGGTTGGTGCAGAAATAGGAGTGTGGAAAGGCAATACAAGTTCGCAGTTTCTCTGGAAAGCCCCGAAGATGTTACACCTGGTTGATTCGTGGAGTTTGTCGGGGTATGACGAAGCTATCGCTGCAGGCGATAAGACACATGACCACCAGCACTTTCTCAACAAGTATCAAAAGGTGTGTGGCAATCGTACGTTCGAGCAGACATACGATGACGTATACAACGAGGTGGTGATGAGGTTTGGTCCGTACGACAACATTACGATCCACCGCATGACCTCCACGCAATGGTTTCAACAGTACGATGAGCCGTTCCTCGATTGGATATACATTGATGGCGATCATTCATTTACCGGTTGCTACAATGACCTACGCAGCGCTTTGGATGTAGTCAAGCCAGGTGGAATGATTCTCGGTGACGACTATGGTTGGGAACGTCCTAATCACAAACCAGGCGTTCGACTAGCAGTCGATCAGTTCCTTCATGAAAACAAACTGTGCCACAAAAGGTTTGGCGAAGTGCAGTACTGTATCGATGTCCCACAATAACATCATACTGCAGCATTGGACTGGTCCGCTTGGCGAACTGACTCAAGCGTCTAGCGATGCGTTCAAACAATACGCCGGGCGCATTGGTGCTGACTATTGTCTGGTACAAGGCAATGCGTTTCGAGAAGACGGGTTCGATCCTCCATGTCAGAAAATGTGTATACTGAACGAGCAGTACGATGAGTACGACAACGTGCTGATGGTAGACTGCGACCAGTTGCCTGTTCGTGGTCTAACTGACAATGTGTTTGAAGCACAGGGCATTGGCATCTTCAACGAGTGGTGTCGTACGCATGCGTACGCTCGATACAAGGCTCGTGTTCCTCATTTGTTCAGTCCGTTTCATCCTTACTTTGCAGGATCAATATACAAGCTAGATCGCAGCACAAGAATTAAGATGCGCAACGCAATTGTCGAGCAAGAGATACGTACGTTCGCTCGCCAGTTTCACGATGAAGGGATTATGCATCGATTAGCGACATTGGCCAACGTGCCACTGCAGGGAGCACACCTTGATGCGCGGTGGAGCTTGTGTAGCTACTACCCCATCACCGATGACACCAAGATGATACACATCAGGCCAAAGATACATCCACGACCCAACTCGCCACGCCGCCCCAAAGAGCAAACGCTACGACTACTACAGCAACAAGGAGTGTTGTGATTACGATGCCCCATTACTGGCAAAAGGTGCCAGGATACATTAACAACAAGCACTTACCTCTATTCAACCAGATGATCGACCACATCCCACAGCAGTGCGTGTGGGTTGAGATTGGATCGTGGATGGGTAAGAGCGCTAGCTACTGTGCCGTTGAGTTATTCAATCGTGGCAAGCAGTTTGAGTTCCATTGCGTCGACACGTGGGAGGGGTCTGAAGAGCACAGTGACATAGCAGCTGTAAAGCAAGGTCGGTTGCTACAGGAGTTCAAAACCAACACGCGGCCGATCAGCCATCTGATCCGGATGCATCACATGACGTCTCAACAAGCGTCGGTGTTTTTTCAGCCAGAGTCTATCGATGCTATTTTCATTGATGGCGATCACTCGTACGAAGGAATGAAGACGGACCTTGAGCATTGGATTCCTCTCGTAAAGGGCGGTGGCATCGTTGCGTACGACGACTATCCCCGAGATGGTTGGCCCGGCATACGCCAAGCTGTAAACGAGTACCACAAACAACACAACTACCCTAATCCTGAAAAGCTCGGGCAGGTAATAGGTCGCTGTGGATGGTGGGTTAAGCCATGAATAGGCCATGGCGCGTATTTGTGTTAACGGCTTATAGCGGAGAAAACGAACGTGAATTAGCATTTGCAAAGCTGCAAGCACAAACTAACGTTGAAATCGATCATTTTGTCGTGAATCATAAGCCGATTCTTGAAGCTTTCAACACGTTGTATCAAAAGTGGGAAAGTGTTAAGCACGACTACGACTTCGTCTTGCAGCTTGACGCCGACATGGTCTTTAAGCACAACGCAGTGCTACAGCATTATGGCGACTTATTATTTCAGCACCCGAAGTATAATGTGTTAACCTCTCCAGTGTTTGATTTCTTCACGTATTCAAACATATGGGCTATCCATTGCTACAAACCATCGATCAAGTTCAACGTGCTCAAAGATAAGTACCAACCCGACGAAGAGTACGACAAAACAGCACGTGTTCGGGTTCCGGGCATTACGCTCAACACTAAGGCGTTGGTCGACCACGCTCCGTTACCAAGTCTCAGCCAATCTTTTCATTTTGGGTGGCATCGCGAACTGCGCGTCAGAGTTAAACGTGGACAGCGCGACAATATAACTAAACTTGACCAAGCCCGTAAAAAGTACCCCCACCCGATGCGCGACGCTGCGTGGGCGGGCGTACTAGCTGCTAGGCAGTATATTGACGACAATGATGGTGACTTTTCACCTATTGAGTATCAAGCAGAAGGATACAAGCAAGCACTGCACAAGTATAAGGAGCAAATCGGTGACAAGCAGTAACGATAAAACGCAGCAGTATAGTACGTGGGGCGACAAGCTATTGCAGCACACCGATGTATTGTATGCCATTCAGCACGATCGCAAGTTCAAGCCAATCACCATCCAGCTGGCACCTTGTGAGGTATGCGATAGCGATTGTCCTTTCTGTAGCGTAGCTGCTCGCCCTCTCAAAAGCTACATGCCGTTTGAACAGATTGAAAGTATGTTAGTGCAGTTCAAACGCCTCGGAGCTAAAAGTGTCGAAATCACGGGCGGAGGCAATCCGCTTCTTTATCGCGACAAGGCTGCCAAGAAGAATATCAATGATGTGATCGAGCTGTGTGGTGAGCTGGGATTCAATGTGGGTATTATCACCAATAGCGAGAACCTCGAGCGTCACCTTGATCCCAAAGTGTATCACCACATCAACTGGATCCGCATCAGCTTGATCAAGTTGGATGAGGGTAAGGATCCAGAGGATTACGATTTTGGGTCGTTCCCCGTCGACAAGATGGGACTCAGCTATATCATCTATGATGGCAGCGACACGCCTGATGAGCTGAGCCGCACCAACAAGATATACACGGGAACGACAGCAGAAACGATTCGTCGCATCGCCAAGGTCGTTGAGCTCAACCCCGAGCTCAAGTTTGTACGTCTTGCAGGTAACTGTTTAATCAAAGGCAACAATGCTGCGACTCGTGACAAGTACAAGGACGTTGTGGCTGAAGTTGACCGTCTTGATAAGTTTTTCATCAAAGACATTGGTTACGACGATGGCCCCTTTGACGATGGGTGCTACGTCGGGGCCATACGGCCATATATAGCTCCGCATCCTGATGGTGGCAATTACCAAGTGTACACGTGCACGAGTCATGTACTTAACCACAGAACGTACGACATGCAGTACTCGCTGGGTTCGGCTGATGATGTGATGAAAATCTGGGAGCAGATGAATCATAATTACCAGCAATTTGGCGCGCCATATTCGATCAAACACAACGATGGAAGCAATTGGTGCCGTACCTGTAAGTACTGTTATTACAAATTCAACAACAAGTTGCTACACACTGTTGCTCAAGAAATGCCGGACAAAGACTTTCCATGATGCAAGCAGCGTACGACGAAAAATATTTCACCACGGCGAATTACGAAGATTACCTTGCACGAGCAGAGCGCTACTACCGCACCGCAAGGCACCTCAATATGCTGTTAGCTATGCTTGGCCGTAACGCAGGGCGATACGTCGATTATGGATGCGCCGTTGGTCACCTCGTCAAAGGGTTTCAACTTTGTGACGTCAACAATATTGAGGGGTACGACATCTCTCATTGGGCTGTTGAGCAGGGGGTCAGAAATGGATTGCCACTTACCACGAACTATCGTAAAGTGGTCCAACCGATCTGCAATGTGTTGACTGCTTTGGATGTGTTTGAACATATGGAAATTGACTCCGTTAAAAAGGTGTTAAGAGCATTTCATCCAGAGACTTTGATCGTACGCATTCCCATCTGCGCCAACGAGGGGGAAGATTACGTTCTTAAATGTTCACGAGACGACCCTACTCATCTGATTCGCTGGACTAAACAACAGTGGAGCGATATGTTTGAACAGCAAGGATATCGTATGGTATCCCTTGCTCTGCCAACAATATACTGTAGCGAAGGCGTCTACAGTGCTATAGGATTCAGAGATGAAGGCTTTTATAATCACTTTAGGCGACAACGAAGTCTCACAAGCTAGTGCTCGCAGGTGTGTGCAATCAATAGAGCGCCATCGATGTGAGCTTGATGTTACGATTTTTCCTGCTGCTACCCCAGACACCAACGCCGAAGCAATGTGGTTGGTTTTTGATGGTCCCGTACAATGGACGTGGCCAACTCATCCACAATTCAATAGACATGATCCCGATAGTGGTTTGTATCTATCCCACTATCCTGCGGTGGATAACAATAGGGTCGTAGCCTGTGCTCTGAGTCATGCTTTACTATGGAAGTTGTGCATTAAAATGCAACAGCCCATTTGCATTTTGGAGCATGATGCCGTCTTCATGAGGCAGTTCCGTGAACAAGACATCAGGGACGTTTCATACACAGCGTTAGCTCTAAACGACCCAAGAGGAGCTACCCGCCGAGCTAGTTTGTATCACAAACTAGTCAGCGAATCTGTACAACGTCTTTCACGAAATATGACAGTTGGTGTTGATGTGCCCGACATTGATGGGGACGCAATCCAACAACCTCCTCAGGGCCTGCCGGGTAACAGTGCATATATAATGACTCCTCGTCTCGCTGAACAATTGTTGCGACGGATTGCTCAATGTGGGTTATGGCCGAATGACGCTCTAATGTGTCGACAACTGTTCGATGGATTAAAGATCGCTTACCCGTACTACACTACAATACAGGACATATCTTCGACAACAACCAAACTATGAACTACCCTGCCTACGTAATAACTATTGAAGACAACCCATCAAGCCAAGAAGCCGCACAAAGTTGTGTCGATAGCGGTAAAAAGTACGGACTCATGATTCAAAAGATGTGGGCAACAACGCCAGCCCACGATTGGGAGAAGGAGGTTGACAAGTACGAGATCTCTACTGATGCTTTTTATGATCAATGGTCGCGACCTCACAACGCTATTTGCTGCTTCTTATCACACGCCAGGCTGTGGAAACATAGTGTCGACCATCAAACCCCCCTGTACGTGTTCGAGCATGATGCAGTGATGGTAGATCAAATGCCGACGATAGTCGTCCCTCCAAAGGCTTTGATCACGTTTGGTGCTCCTAGTTATGGGGCATTTAATACGCCACCCAGTCTTGGTATAAATCCCTTGACGAGCAAGCCATACGTACCAGGAATGCACGGGTACCTTGTAACACCTCTTGCAGCTCAAGAGATGCTCGACAAAGCTAAGACGCAGGCTTGCCCCGCTGATGTGTACGCTCATCGTGATCGGTTTGACTTCATATATGAATACTATCCGTGGCCTGTTGAAGCGCGCGACACGTTCACGACAGTGCAAGCATACATGGGGGTGCAAGCGAAGCACAGCTACCGTAAAAATAAACAACAGTATGAGATCATTGACCCATGAGAACGAGAGTCTTAGTGACGGGGTGTGATAGCAACACCGAGTGGCAATTGCCGTGGTGGCTCACAAACACGACCAAACACGTTGACCCCGATAAGGTTCGCATCGTTGTAGCAGACTTTGGTATGACGCCTTCGATGCGCAAGCGTATTGAAGAAACGCGAGAATGGAACGTACATATGATTGTGGATCCACGAACGGGCCCACAAACCGATATCGCTGGTTGGATGTTGAAACCGCGCACTATGATGTATGTTGCAGAGCGTGGGGTTACAGTTCTGTGGATGGACACGGACTGCGAAATCGTCAGTAACATCGATGAGATTTTCTCACGCGTAGAGCTTCATAGCGACCTACACGGCACCAACAAACTGCATATGGTTTGCGACCATCCGTGGACGACACGGCGCCCCCAACTCGGTCGATGGTATAATAGTGGCGTTGTTGGGTTTGTTGACAAACCTTTGGTTTTATCACAATGGGCCACTGCGTGCACTCAAGGCGATCACCGTGGCGATCAAGAAGCTCTTCACGCACTGATCAACGGCAATGACATTATGCGAACCACGATGATTGAGGAAATGCCCCACCGATACAACGTACTACGTCTCGATATTTGTGATCAAAATGTCCCTGACGATCCACTTGTTTATCATTGGACTGGGGAAGAGGGTAATAAACACATTAGAGTTTTGATTAATGCGAGTAGTTAATGTAATAGGCAACGGCGACAGTGCTGTTATGTTTAACGCAGCCAAGGACACGGGGCTGCGTGTGATCTGCAACGTTCCTCCCTTTGAAGTAAACAACGTATATGCCTGCTGTATTGTCGATTTCAAAATGATGCAGGCGTTGACAGAGGGATCGATAAAGTTGGATAATTACCAATGGGTGTTGGGAACACGTCCACAAATGTGGATGCAAAAACACCACCAGTTCTATCTCAAACATAGTGCACATATCAGAGAGTTTTACACTACTGTGCCTGAGTACGCAGAGAACGCCACTAACTTCAATTGCGGACATATGGCCGTTCATTATTCCTGTGTGCGCCTTGGGGCCAATAAGGTGCGGATGTTTGGGTTTGATAGCATCTTCGATCACAATATGAGGAGTCTTAGCGATTTGATATTATCGAGCGATCGCACCGACACCAACAACTACCGCCTACTCAATAACTGGCGTCCAATCTGGCACAACTTGTGGAAAGAATTCCCACAAGTTCAATTCGAGTTGTTTCATCGACACGATGCTAGTAAAGTTCCTCTTCTTCCCAATGTTAAAGTAAACACATCGCGAGGTACATCATGATTACAACACAACAACTCCGGGATGACGCGCGGCAGGGCGTCGTAAGCTTAACATTCATTAAACGTGACGGTACACTCCGTCACATGAACTGCACTCTAACAGGTGACGCCGTACATGATTACGAATTCAAAGGCGGAGCTCATGCGCGTCAACCTGATTCGACTGTGGTGACGGTTTTTGACGTAGATGCAAACGGCTGGCGTTGCGTTGACGTCGATAAGATTCAGACCTACAACGGGATCGTCGATTATGACGTCTCGTGCTAGCAAAGCTCGGGCTACCAAGGCCCGTAAACAAGCTGCTGCACTTGCTGACCTTGGCTACAAGACTCCCAAGAGACGTCGTCGCCGCCGCCCTTTAACAGAAGAACAAAAACAGGCAGCTCGCGAACGCCTAGCAAAGGCTCGTGCAGCCAAGGCGGCCAAGCGCAAGGGGATGCAAGAAGCATCCATTCCTTACGGCGTTGATCCATCTGTTGCGGCGTTGCCAGATGACAACGAGTTGTCACTCAAGAATGTGCGATCTTGGATCAAGCACAATCAGCAGATCCTGAGAACGCTTTCTGCCAACAGCTCTGAACGTAGAGAGCGCATGCAGTACCAGGTGATCGACACGTTTATCACTAATCTCAAGACCTACATTCGTACAGGGGTGTATCTTGACCATCGTTGGGGTATTGATCATGATAAACCGATGATGCAACGTTGCTTGCACATGGCTTATGATGCAAACGGCAATGTCAAGCGTCAGCGTGGTGTTTGGTACCCTGATATCGGTCTTTGGGAGGGGCAGTGACAGCTGATCAACAACTAAAAGAACGGTTCGTTAATAAAGCGAAGTTTAGTCGCATGGTAGAAGCTAACGTGCGCGCTAAGCGACAGCCTTATCTCGACGCAATACTTGAGGTGTGTGAACACACAGGTATCGACGTACTGGATGTTCGTCGATACCTTAACGCCCAGATAAAAGACAAGCTGTACCACCAGGCAGCAGCGCTGAATTTGGTGGAGCAAGACAGCTCAAATAATCCTTTAACTTTAGGATAAACCTGTATAAGTACGCATGCAGCTTCGGTTGCATACACTACGAATACGCAGCATATACGAAACATACGGAGTATACACATGGATCTCAGTCAATTCAAAAACAATGTCGCTTCAATCACAGATCTGGTTGAAGCAGCACAAACCTCTTCCCGCCCCGGCGATGATGATCGTTTCTGGCGTCCTACTCTTGACGCAGCTAAGAACGGCTTTGCAGTCATCCGCTTTCTCCCTTCTCCTGTAGCTGATCAGCTACCATACGTACGTTACTGGAATCATGGCTTCCAAGGACCCACTGGTCGTTGGATGATTGAGAACTGCCCAACGTCGATTGGTGGCAAGTGCCCTGTGTGCGAAGCCAACAGTATGTTGTGGGCTAAAAACACTGACGAAAGCAAGAAGATTGTTCGTCAACGTAAGCGCAAGCTGAGCTACGTCGCCAACATCATCGTACTTGAAGACAGCAAGAATCCCGAAGCTGTTGGAACGGTTAAGCTGTTCCGTTTCGGTAAGAAAATCTTCGATAAGCTGATGGACCGCATGCAGCCTGAATTCGCTGATGAGCAACCTCTTAACCCGTTCGATATGTGGTCTGGCGCAGACTTCGCTTTGAAAATTCGTGAGGTCGACGATTATCGCAACTACGATAAAAGCGAGTTTCGAGCGCCATCAGCACTGTTTGATGGCGACGAAGGGCGCTTGTCGCAGGTTGTCGACCAGCTTCACTCGATCGAAGAATGGAGTGATCCTAGCAACTACAAGTCATATGATGAGTTGCAAACGCAGCTTAACATGACGCTTGGTGCTGCTCAGCCTACTACGGCACAAGCTCGTGACAACATTCGCGAGCAACTGGCGGCTCCTCCGGTTGGTCAGGTAGCTCAGCCTACTGCCCCGCCGAAAGCTTCTGCGCCCGAAATACCTGCGCCAGTTGAGAGCGACGATGACGACATGGCGTATTTTCAGCGCCTTGCGAATCAGAGCGAGTGATTATCACCCACCAAAAAGACCTCGATACTCATCCATTCTATCAGTAGCCATTAGAGGACCTGCTCCTTGAATGGTCGTATTTGACACAGTAGTGTTAGAGGTCTGCGAAGGCGCCACAATTGTTGGCGCCTTCGCCATATTTGCAATCCGCATTATTTCCATTGTTTCAGAGCGCGAGGACATGCGACTAGTAGCGTCCATCGTAGTACTAGTCGCACTGATCTTAACGGCTTTATTGTCAACAGTAGACAATGAAGTAGAAGCTCCTTTTGTTATCTGCTGCTGAACATCATTTGAAATGCCAGTGATAATCTGGGTCACACTTTTTTCAGCTAATTGTTGTGGCTGATCAACGCCCAACAATTGGTTTCTAATGGTAATGGTGCGTTGCAGATTTTGTACTAACGAACTATACTTGGTATCCAGCGCTTCTTTAACATCTCGATCTTTTGACGCGAATGCAAGTGTACGGTTCTCGACAATTTGATCGTGCAGTGTGATCTCATTGCGGTCCAGACGTCGAAGAGCCGTGTCTACTTGCTGAGTAGACATCGGAACGGTCATGTCGATAATCGCAACGCTACGAGCAGTAGTTGATGTCATGTCATTGCTACTGCTGCTCGTAGTTGATGTCATGTCATTGCTACTGCTGCTCGTAGTTGATGTCATGTCATTGCTACTACGAGCAGTAGTTGATGTCATGTCATTGCTACTACGAGCAGTAGTTGATGTCATGTCATTGCTACTACGAGCAGTAGTTGAGATACGATTATTCACAATGTGGTCGATCTGCTTACGCAGAATCTCTTTACTCTCCGTTGCAACGCGGCTGTCTGCGACAAGAGCTTTGAGCTGCGTCAAAGACAATTCTGAAACGCGACTGCGGTCGACAGTCAGTTCTCTACCAAACCGGCCCGACTCGACGATCCCTTGCTCTCTTGCAAGACGAACTTGTCTCTTATTCTGTTGACGAATGGACTCATCCAATGTTTCGTCAAGGGTTTTGTCCCCAATACCTGGTATCCATCCTAACAACTTATTCTTCATGTTGAGGACCCAGTTTTTGAACGCATCATATACCTCGTCGAGATCGATGCCCTGTAGGAGGTCGAAGTCCAGTACTCTTTTACCGAGATCGTTGGCAAACTCAATAATTTTTCGTGGAACGAAAGTAAGCACATCGAGCAATGTGGTGGTGACAGAGTCGGTGAGGGTTGCGATCAGTTCACTGTAGTCGGTGTTTCTGATACGCTCGAGTTGCTTACGCCCAAAATCTAAAAACATTTCGATGGGATTGTTGACAAACTGATGCATCACATCAAGCACTTTATCGAACATCTCTTCAAACGAGAACGACTCCAGAGCATCGACGAGTTTGTCCGCCCCAAACTTTCCTGTGATCCAGGAAAGCCCCGCTTTCAGCATATCGAGAGGGAGAGCGATCAGTCCCTTCAGTACACCACCGATCGCTCCTAGAGCACTATGGATTATCTTCTGGGTCAATGACCCGTCACGCTTAAACCCTTCCAAACCACCGACGACACCATCCCATATTGACATAATCACAGCAATGGGGTACGCCAACTTACCAATTACCCGCCCAACAGCCTTGGAAGCACTGAAGAATCGATGCAATCCATCAATGATAAAGTCGAACGCGTCGACAACATTGTCACCCCATGTTAACAGCCCTCTGAACGCGTCTGTGCCCTTTGTCAGCCAACCAAAATGCCCTTTGATGGTGTTTACTATTCCTTGTATTCCAGTTGTCAATCCGTCGAATAGACTAAGGATAGTTTTTCCAATCACGCCAGTTTTTGCATGTGCTCCACGTAGCGCCTTTCGCAACGAAACACGAATAACACGGATAGTGTCTTCGAGTCCTCGTGCAAAGGTGTTGCTCATGGTGTCGAGCGCTTTTGAAATGCGTCCATTGTTGAACACGAATTCAACCAAGCGAGTTATTCTGACAAGTCCTTGTATTACACCCTCAATGAAACCCGTTACGGCACCAGATATACCAAGTAAGGCCGCCGCCAAAAGCGGCGGGCGGAACCCTTTGCCAGAATTAGTATCGTCTTGCTGCAACACTTGTTCTGGTGCACTTACATCTCTACGCTCAGCAGTCACCTCAAGCATGTCCATCTGCCACAGCTCGAAATTACGATTAAACTGAATCTGCAACGTCACCAATTGTGCAAGACGATCAGCAACTACCTTTACAGTTTCTTCGATGTCAAAAACAGCAGTCTCTAAAGAGCCATCGTCATTAGCTGCTCTCAAATCTTGCGTTGCTTGTTGAATTGGCGTTATCATTGTTTGTTTTGCTTTGCGATTTCTTCGTTTTGTTTAGTGATCCACTCATTCAGCAGACCAACATAAACAGCTCTTTCCCAAGGCAGCATCATTTCCAACTCATGCAAACTGTAATTGTGGTGTTGCATCATAGCAAAATTGGTGCGATAGTGGTTGATGACGCTGTCATTGGAAAGAGCTATGTAAAAAAATCCGACATGCCCTCCAGGTGAACTTTGTTATTGTGCTGGCACTTCGGACAGCGAAATTCCAGATCTTTGACTAATTTCGGTTGACTCTCAACGAAGTCTACGATTGCTTTGAATTGCGCAGACGTCATCGATTCTACAAACTGCGTAAGTTCTTCTTGAGTCGTAGAAGTAGTGTCAATTCGTTCAGCGTCCGTTAACACTGCCACAATACAGTTAACGATAATGTCAAACGCTATATCGCTTGTAATGGTGCCATCGACCGCACCCTTTTCTATCAAGGTGCGATAACGAGGGTATTGTAGCTCGACAGCCAGCTTATCAGTTAGTTGAATTGTTTGGTTTGAAGCATCGCCTTGCAAAGTGATATCTGAAAGATCGATCTTGATGGGGATCTCATGGTCACACTGTTCTCCGGCACACTTGAATCTGAGATCGGCTGTTTCGCCTACAGATTTAGATCTAATCTGTAGGAACAAATACTCAATATCAAAAGCTGCAAGGGCGTCAACGTTGATATCAGGAACACAAGACGCTATAGTCGATGCAACGGCTTCCAACGCTGTCCGCACATCTTGCGACTCGAACGCCAGCATCATTACTTTCTCTTCTTTTACGAGGTATGGACGAAACCGAACCATCTGACCCGTCGAGGGCACTTTTATTTGATATTGAGGGGTGTCATTCAATTTGGGCAACATCGTTTATTCTCCATTCATTACTTAAAAAATATCGTCCAATACGTCATTTATCGTATCGTCAATTGTGCTATTGTCGAATATCCCATCAAGGGTTTAGTGGCTGAAGAAATCACTAGGGCACTTTCCAAACTGCCCGATGATTTTGAAACCGACGTGCTCGAGCGCCTGAAACAGATCCGAGTCACTTCGCTCCGGGCCGCGTAGTGCAAGGCCGTAGCGCAAATTTTCAAGCGGCGATTGTAGCAA